GTGGGACACTTAACTCGTGTTAGAGAAACAAATCTTCATTATCAGAAATGTCACCCAGGTTCGACGATAAGTACCTCCACGCTCTTTCATTGCGCCGTATCGACTCCAACCTCTTGGCTGAATCGAAACGTACGGCGACTGCTGAAGGCGAAGTGAAGAAAGTCGAGAGATCTAAAAACGTCTCTTCGGATTCTGTCAAATTCACCAACCCACGCGAACCTACATTGTTGTAGATCACGGAAGACCACACTGGTCGCGCCTGAACTGGCTGCGTAGATGGAATCTTTCCCACCTTCAAATCACGAAATGTACGATCCATAAGCGCATAAGCACCCATGACGTCTTTCTTTGAAGGCCCACATTTGTGCCCGTCTCGAGTATACTCGTACGACTTGACACAGATCTCCGGCATACCCTCTTCAGGGAATTCATACCGAATAAGTGGTTTAAGGCCAACTCCGCCCATCGATTCAGGCAGGTACCAGGGGATGTAGTGAAGATTTCTTAGGATCTCTTTGTTCTTACTCAAGTATAATTCATGGACCGAAAGTTCGAGACCTGCAGGGCAGGACCGCATCAATTCGTGGTGCCGAGCACCCATACTCCAATCATTATCCTCCGGGTCGAAGACTGCACGCATGTCTTTCTTACCCGATCTCGTATTACCATTTACCAAACCCATATTCACAAAGGGTATCCTCTCAAAAGAAAGGTTGGTTTCAGGAATTTGAACATTTGCCTTCTCAGTACAGAGAAAAGACGCACTGTTAATGTTACAGTACGTCTCATGGGTGTAGACCTTACCAATACTGGGTTTTAATCCAATACTGGCAGCGATCGACTTCCAAATCGGCAAAAACTCATCTGCTGCTCGGACCAGACCGTCATCCCCATTAACAAGGGCCGGACAGTCTTCCACGGAGTAACGAACCTTGTTCGTAATCTCCAGAGCGTGACGCACAACAGAAAAATTCGCAATGCACAAAACGATAAATGAGACGATAGAACCCATCAATTGACCCCAAAGCTGTGGGACACCTTCAATGGCGTGTCCAGTCAAAGCTTTGTGGAAGAGAGATCTAATATCACTAGGCATCCCTACAGAATCACATATTTCATCAACGATCCTAGCCGAAAATTCGGGATCCAACAAATCGGTTGCACTCTCGTAATCCAATGAATGGAATTTACCTGAGGTGCCTGTAAAACAACGTAATAAGTCTGACGTGTCTACAGTCTTTCCAATAAGTGAAAACACGCGAAACTTTCGCATGATCTTATGAAGAAATTTCTGTACGGGCTTCAAAACGAAATATGTGAGCGCTGGTCCCTTCGAGATTACTCGGACCTTCAGCGCCTCAGGCAAAGCGACCAATGTCACGTTTGCCTTTTCGTCTTGGGCTTGGACTCGCACGGTGTCATAGATGTTTTCGTACATCCTACTGACACCTTCCTTGAACTTTGGGTTCACAAGGAAAACGGGTCCATCAGCAATCCGCTCCTCTTCATCTCGCACCAACGCATGTTTGTACACCTTTTCGGGGGTGTCAACATCTACCAACACACCCATATCCCGCAATGTTCCAAATGTACCGAACTCTGATCTTGAATCAGTGTAGTTGGCACGAATGGACGGGACGTAGGGCTTCTTGAGGTCACGGTCTGTAATTTTCCGTGTAAAAACCTCTCGAACGGTTCGACCAGCCTCATAGAACACTCTTTGTCGAGTGGAATAGACTGATTCCGGAACCGGGTGGCGCGTCGTGAGAACTTCTTTTGTCTTTTCAATAGCGGCTTCGAGGAAAGACTTCCCAGGCTTGGGAAGACCTTTCTTCAACATCAGGATACCTACGCGAAATTCGTAGGATCGGGGTCCCTTAAGGACCATCCGGATGAAACGTCCTAACGTGGAACCAGCAAGCTGGTTCGGGTTATCTGGATGTTTGAAGGGCTTGTCGGGAATCTCATTATCGAGATAAAACGACATGAAAGCGCTAAACTTGTACTTAAGAAACTTGATCCAATTGCATTCCGCTGAGCATATCTGCCAGTGACGCAATGTTCCTTCTTTGTCGAAACCTTCCTATCGGAAGCCGTACAATTTAGTGAAGTCGAGTAGAATCTGGAGGGATTCTGAAAGATTGCTTTTACTTTC